ATTTGGAAGAAGTGTGCTCGATATACTCGTTTGTCAGGATACTTCCTCGTTGTTAAAGGGTATCATTCTTTCTGCGACTGACATCCTAAATACTCAAGATATGACTGAAATACATTTAATTATTTCAAGTTCGAGTATAGATATTGTTAGACAAAGAGATGCCTCCGTCGTTAATGTAGCACTCCATTTGAGCGGGGAGGACATCTTCAAGGGTGAAGATTTCGTATCTCCAAGCCTCCAAACAGTCCTATCTGCATTAGACTCTTTCAAAGTCAGTGACAGTAGTTTATCTGGCGCATTTGCTGAGATATTAGCTTCTGCTTCTGATATCCTTGCTACCTCTGATTATAATGAGATTCATTTTGAGTTCTTACAGTCGGCGATAGATATAATTAAATCAGATGATGCTTCTTCTCCTGTTATCTCCTTCCAGCTGAATATTGTTGATATTCTTCAGGGCTTGGATACTCTCACAGCTAACCTTCAGGCTATTCTTGGTGCAATTTCAAAATTCAAAAGTAGTGGTGAGACGTCCTCTTACGAGGCTATGCTCGGGATACCTATCAAGATATTTAAAGCTCAGGAAAAAGTTTTAGTGTTCAGAGCAAAAAAAAGCCATTTAGATTCCAAGTAAGATAGTTCTAAAATTAAATTAAGGTGGAAAATATGAGTGGCAAAATAGGAATAGGTGGTGTATTTGAAGTAGAATGCTATGATGCAGAGGGAAGACTCAAGTGGAAAGACAGTGCACGCAATATGTGGGTTCAGGAAGGTAGGGATTACATACTGGACGTGATATTCAAGAACGGGACTCGTGATGATCCATTGTATGTAGGTCTCTTTGAGCAGGATACTCCGGCGGATAACTGGACAGCTGCAAATAATGGAACAACGTGGCATGAGAACACGAGCTATTCAGAGTCCTATCGTCAGGAATTTGTGGATGGTGCTATAACAGGTACTACGACTCGACAACTTGACAATGATGCAAGTAAAGCTACATTCAGCATAACTGCGAGTGCAACATTAAAGGGCGCATTCCTCTCAAATGAAAGTTCAAAGGGAGCGACAACAGGGACATTACTGTGTGCGGCAGCGTTCCAAGAAGGAGACAGAAACGTAGCTAATGGTGATACTGTAAATGTTAAATATACAGTTGGTTGCCAGAACGCCTAAACGAAATGGTATTAGTTCCCGATAGATGCTATAAACAACCGAATGAGAGAGAGTATCTCCAGATTGATTTCTCCTCTCGATTAGGGTCAGGTGAGACTCTCTCAGCGATTAAGAAGTGCAAGTGTTATAATTCAGATGGAAACGACGTAACAAGCGAAATAATAGAAGACCCAGTTTACGACGAGACTTCAGTAAAGTTTTGGTTCAAGAACGGGACATCGGGAAATCGTTATAATCTAACTGTAAGAGTAGAGACAAGCACAGGTGCTATCTTAGAGGAAGATTTGATCTTGATAGTGGAGGAAATAGCACATGATTGACGTCAGGGAATTCTTATCTACTTATACAGAAGTGCATTCCTTTATAATGGGAATTTATGCGGGTCTCACAGAGTGGCGTGGCATAGATTCCCAAATATTGAGCAATCCAGACGTTCAGGCAGAGCCTCACTATTGCTATGGAGGCTACGTATTAGGCACTCTACTTAGATGGGGAATAATTCTTATGATGGGCTATAAATTCTTCGGATAATTCTTCTAATAAGCTAAGGAGAGCAATATGCATTTTTCAATAATAGTTGCAACAAACAGAGGACCTGAAGTTCTTCAATATTTATTTCTTAATACTCATAGAGGAAGCGAGCTCATCATCGTAGACTCACATTATAATGAAGGGACTAAGCGATGGTTAAGTGAACAACGAGGCTATTCTCAAATAATCTATGCACCATGCAGACACTCACCTTATAATTGGTGTAGGGACTTCTCTCAGTCCCTTAACACAGCATTGTGCCTTGCTGAGCATGAATATATTATTCGTGCGGATGATTACATAGAGTTCAAAGAGGACTTCTTTGAGGTTGCAGAACGAGACGTTAAAACTTTTCCAAAGAAGACCCTCGTAATAGGTCAGAAGGCACAAGAATATAATGGCGAAGAGAAGTTCATTGATTACATGTCTCAACGTGGTATAGGAGGTCAGTTTAGGTATGTCAATGTTGAAAACTCAGCTTTTACTTTCTCCTTTGGAGTTGCTCCTCTCCAGTTGTTCCTTGACCTTAATGGTTACGACGAACGATACGACATGGGCTACGGCTATGAAGACCGAGAGTTCTTACACAGAGCATTAAAAGCTGGATACGTTGCTATACTCGATAAGCTTCTCATGGGATATGGACATGCTCATAAGCCTTATAAACCTATCATCTCACTACCACAGATAATTTACAACATAACATTCACAGAGATAGACTGTGGAAAGACTTGGGCATATAATCCCTATAAACTTATAGACAGAAGAGCAGAAATGCTGGAGGAAAAGGAACGATGGATAGTCAAATAAAGATGATTCAAATACAAACCACAAGCGTATGTCCGGGGAGATGCATATTCTGCCCTTATAGATGTAGTTGGTTGAGGGATGCTCATGGCTATATGAGTGATGAGGATTTCATACATGTCTTAGAAGAGATTAAGTCCTATCTTGGTGATTATCGAGAAAAACTTCCTTTGTTCCTCATGAATGACCCTCTTGCCGATAAAAAGATAATTGAGAGAATAAAGCTGACATATCAATACTTCCCTCATTGTGAGATGGAGCTATCGACTAATGGTCTCTTACTCACTGAGAAGCTCTCTCAAGCAATAGTTGATACGGTCTCTCAGTGTGAAGGTAGGAACGAATTTGAATTCTGGATTTCGCTTCACGGTGTAAATAAACAAACGTGGGAATTCCTTAATGGTCTCTATGGCAAATACGAAAGGGCGATAACTAACATCATAAACTTCCTAAAGATAAACAATGGTCGTCTCAAGGTCTTCATAAATTCTGTTGGTGGTGCTTCACGAGATGGCTCAATGTTCTTTTATTCCAAAGCGAGGTGGGAACAATTTGTGCGGAGTCTTCTTAGCGTTAATAAAGTCTCGATGCAGAATGTTTACTTGCGCTACTTTACATTCCATAACCGAGCTGGGAACGTGAGATTAGGACATTGGGATGGCAGAGAGTTTTATCGTGAGATAGGTCCTGAGTATCCGTTCAATTGTTGGAGATTTACGAGTGCAATTCACATCCTTTATAATTTGGAGATATGCTTATGCTGTATGTCCTACAATAGAGAGGTTATACTCGGGGACCTCAAAAAGCAGACACTAAAGGAAATATGGGAAGGTGAAACTCGTAAGAAGATAGTAGAGATGGCGAGTGGTAAGAGACCGTCTCCTAAAGACTTTATCTGCCGAAAGTGTATGTCGCCAGGAGGGTGAGCGTCATGGACAACATAACTGCAATAGTCAAAGGCTTCATGCGTCCTGCAAAATTCGAGAACTGTTTAAGGTGCATAATAGCCGCTGGTGTAAAGAAAATTATAGCTTCGTTTGATGGACCCGAAGAGTATCTTGAGGCTCATAAAAACATAGTAGGCAGACTTCAGCGGGATGTTAGCATTCGTTTCTTGGAGCTTCCTTTTAATGCTGGACTCTCGGCTGCAAGAAACAGAATGATTGAACGTGTCTCCACCGATTACATTCTTATGGTTGATGATGATAATTATGTTCCTCCATTTACTCTTGCAATGATGAAAGCGTTCCAATACATTCCTAAAGAGATTGGCGGAATAGCAATGGGATGGTTACCCATAAATTCACCGTTCCCTCAGATGGATGCATTTGATATCGAGATACTGAACGGTTATTTCTTTAGACGTCTTTCTAATAAGAAATACGTCTTAGCCATAGACGGAATGACATTCATGTATCCTTTTGATTTCGTGCCCAACCAGATAATATTCAAGAAGGCTCTCTTTGATGACGTCCAGTATGATGAGCACTACGTCATAAACAGAGAACACGAGGACTTCTTCCTTACCTGCAAACTAAAAACTGACTGGAGGTTTGCAGTGTGCACCTCAATTTATTCTATTCATGACCCTGGGAAAGACTCTGAGTATTCAAAGTTTAGATTTGGTAAGGAGCATGATGAAGCTGCTGAATACTTCCTAAAGAAGTGGAACTTAAAAGGCATAGCTCCTCTCAGATACGGTCCTGATTACATTTCACTGTTATATGACAGTGCTTGGCAATTCGGGGGAATGCAAGAAAAGAACATGTATTTAGAATGGAAACTGAATCACAAGATGTTAGGAGAGCATGACGTATGGCACGACGCTTAGTGTTAGAGAAAGGCAACTTTTATATTCTCTTAGATGCGTGTCGCTATGATGTATTTGCTTCAGTTGTTTACGATTATCTCGATGGCGAGTTGGAGGAGCGAGATAGTGGAGCTTGCAACACGCCTCAGTTTTATCAGAATTCCAATATCAGAGACTTTAGAGTCGCATCCTTTAATCCAACTGGAAAGTTCCTTCATCATCCCGATTTTGTGATGCTTCCTTCACTATATTGCAAGGATAACCTTGATGACCTCCTTGCGCATAAGTTCACATGTGAAGTTCTCCACCTTATACCGCCTCACATGCCTCCTCAAGACCCAAAATATTGGAAGCTTTGGTTCGATACTGTGCAAGAGTATGCAGAGCAAGGAAAAGATAAACCTATCTGTTTAGGTCGTTGTGGTGCAGAAGCTTATTTCTTTTCGCACTTAGGCAGAGAAAGGGCACTTAAGATTTACGAAGAGAACCTCCGTTTTGCATTAAGAGCCATTACTGAGCGATTAGATAAACTCCCACGTCCTCTGATACTGATAGCGGATCATGGCGAACTCTTTGGGGAATACGGGTGTTGGGGACACCCTGAAAATTGTCCTAAAGGTTCATCAATTCTAAGAAAAGTCCCTTATTTTAGGGTAGATGTTAGATAAAGAAGAGATAAAAAGATTAACAAAGAAAAGTATGGAGAGTGCTTACCTCCCTGTTCCTTCACATGGAGGGCTAAAGACAGCACGCTTTAGGTTGGAGGACGTTCAGAGGTGCTTTAGACAGCCTGCTCTTCTTCGAGACTTCATATATTTGGTCGGGGGAGTAGCAGTGCATGGCAGAGGGAATGACGTGGATTTGGTGATACGGGGAGAGGACCTGTCAGAGCCTCAAAAAGAAGCATTGTTATTCCGATTATATCGAGCCTTCGCAGATTACTTTAAGATTCCCTATGATGAGACACCTAAGTATCTGCATATAACGTTTAATAATTATGGACCTGGACCTTACACGAATCACATGCTGTTATATCATTTAGCGATAGTTCCTAATGAAGATAAGCGAATCCATGAAATGGAACTCTTGAAGTCAGCAACTAATGGCGAATGGATAGTTTACGGTTACGGTTCTATTGATGCAGTTGACCTTGAAGGCGATGAGATTACGATTGAAGCTCTCGAGGGAATGTGGGAGGAGATGCAGAAGACTCCCAAGAAATACTGGAACGTCATGAATGAGCATGGTGGTGTTCAGGTTGGTGAGATACTCCCCGAGTGGAATGGACTAAAGACTCACGTGGATGATAAAGGCTTCTTTGTAATAGTCAAACTCAGAAAAGACATAGAGGCAGCTCGAAGGGTGTGGGAAGCAATTCATTCAGATGATGAAGATGAGCGCATCAAGAGTTTCTCAATTCATATAGAATATCCAGGTGGAGTAGAGGAATGCACAGAGAAGGTCTGCGATAAGAATAGGTGCTGGCGTAAGATAACCAAAGCACGATTTCTTGAGTTGAGCTTCACGAGGAATCCAGCTAATCCCTTATGTATATTTAAGCCTGCTCACTAATTCTATGATAAGCCTTTGGGAAGAAGGATGGACGAAATGCGAGAGCTATACATTGGTGATAAACCTTACGATAATTATTTAAGAGCTCTGGGAGATTCCCAGAGTGTGAGTATTCTTGCAAGAGGCAAAAACGTCAAGAAGGCAGTGGATGTAGCATTAATGGCACAGAGGCTGAGTCAATTTACCATAGGTGCCGTTTCGATATACGATGAGAAGATGACAAGTGATGATGGTGAGCGTGAATATTACGTGAGTGCAATAAGAATAGACTTAGTTCGATAATTATATATTTAAATAAGAGGAAAGAGAGATATGGCAACACAAGAGGAAGAGTTTGAGGAATTCTTTAAAGAGTTAGAGGAAGA